CATTAGTTTTGGCGATTTTTCCGTGCCCTGATCAACAGTGATCTTTGTGTCATCGATTGCTGCAAGTCTTGCCAGATCTTCCTTCGCCCGTTTCTCATGCTCTGGCATGGCCAACAGGTTCTCATAATCCCGCTTGGTGAGCGGGCCGTTAGGGTATCCTCTCATCGTGTCACCTCATGAAATGTAGATTCAAATAACGACTACTGTGGCTCCGCGACCGCGCGGCAACCGATATCCGAATACGCAGCCGACCGCCGATAATACGCAATACGCGCCCGCGAACCGCAAGCCGTCGCATTATACCAATTACCGCCCGCAAGAACCGCTGCCTGTGCCTGGTATGTTCCTTGACCGTAATGGGAACCTCTTGTCCCGCTGATATCCTCGTAGCCGAACGCAATTGCTGCGGCATAATCCGCTCCGGCTATGTAGCTCTGCCGATCCTGAAGCCAAGTCCACCAGACTCCGGACATGTCCTCCAAGCCAATGTTTGAGACGATCCTTCTGGATGCAGTATCCACATGTCCGCCAACGGTCGTCGGATTCGCGCTCCCGTAGATATTCGTCTCTTCTGGCGTGCCACTGTGGAGCTGCGCAAACTCCCAGTCTGTCATCATCCTGGCGCCTATATTTTTCAGGTCGTCTGCGAAATCGTAGAAATTCCGAGAGACAGTCACGGCAGCTCCGAATACTGATGCGATAGATGCTCCTGTGCCGGAGAGATGGTATATCGAGGCCCACAGAGGCGCATAATTCAGGCTGTCGAAATCGGTTGGCCCTCCCCAGGCAAAACCAGGAAGGAAGCGTCCATATGGCCGGTGCTTGAGATCTTGGATAGACCGAGGGATGATATCTCCTGCCAGGTAGCCTGTGAGGGGATGGCCGGAGATCGTGCCAACATCCGCGCATTCGCAGTGGAAACACCCTATCTTGCGGCTGTCTGCTGCGGAGTAGCCAGCCGGGTAGGTGGTTGCAGCACTCAGAACCAGTATAGGAGAGAACCCGCTACCCGGAAGGAGTGCATATATATAGAAGTCCTTGCCTGCGCGGTTGGCCGCTACTGTATAGTCGTCCGGAGTCTGAGTATCCCAGACCCAAGATTCATTCAGGTCCATATTCAGAGCTGCTGCCAGCTCGTAGGCATGAGCACCGGCTCCACCTATGTTCACGAGCATATGGCTAGGGCTGACCAGAGTTCTGCGGTTGGCTGCCGTATCGCTGCCCTTGTTCTTCCACATACGGTTGCGGTTGTAGTAGCCGTCCTGGCGGGCAGGCAGCCTGTTCAAGAATCCCATATTCAGCTCTCCAGGATAGCGAGAATGGCAGCGAGATCCGCTTTCATGAGGGCTATATCAGCCTGCATTGTGCCTATATCAGTAGACGTACTAACATTAAGTTCGGTCAGGTCGATCTGTAGGTTTTTGATAGCCTTCAGCAGAGCTATGACAGAATCGTTAGTCTCATTAGTCGAATCTGCATCTACTGCGGCAGGTGGATCGTTTACGTAGCCTTGTGAGCCGGACATGATTTTTTACCTCCCTTCAGTTTACCAAAATTTGATGCTTGTAGTACCCCGTCTTTGATCATTTGTATCAATGCAGGGCTTGTTGTGGTCTCATAAGTCGGGCCTGCATCGATTATCTGACCATCGGGCAAGACGATCTGACCGGCCTTTTCAACTTTCCCGGCCTGAAAATCCTGGGCCGCCCGGCGAGCAAATTGTTTAGAGAACTTTGAGCAACTGACGAAGACGATTTTTCCAGCAGGCTCGGACTTGATGGGCATAGATTTCTTTGACATAAAACCTCACAAAAAAATAGGTCAGCCGGGATTGAACCGGCTTAAGTCAGATCCAGCCATTCGATGATGAGCTGGTTATCAGTTTCGTCCGTGCCGGCTGCCTTCACGAGCTTGCCTGCTCCCACCGCATATTCACTGGTCCGGTCAGCCATAGTGGCGATTGATGCTTTGGTAGTCAGGGCAAGAACGGACACCAGTTCATCACCAACAGCCATACCAGCCACGGTGACATCTGTGGCTGCTGCCGTTCCATCCGCCAGAGTCTTTTTACAGAAACCACCAGCGAGCTTTGTCTTGAGCACCGAGTCGGCCTGCAGGGCAGAGCTGCCTATTGCCACTATCTCAGTCTTAACGACATTGAAGACGATCTTGCCAACCGTTTCGCTCTTGACCTTGATCCTGCCCACGATCTGCTTGAGCTGGTCGGCTCCTGATGGGGCGGTCAGAGTCCAGGAGCCTGCTGTCGTAGCGTCCAGGTAGACGGGATCGCCCACATTCCCGGCATTTGTGTTGAGGCCGGTCAGCTCTTCGATGTCCGAAGCAAGCGACGTCTCTGAGCCTTCGTTGTCCTCGCTTGCTATGAGCTGAGCAGGCTTGCCACTGGTGTCAGCATCGGCCTTCTCGACGATGAAGACATTCTCTGTGGCCTCGTAGCTGGAGATATGCAGGAGGTCGCCTTTGGATAGCGCTCCTGCAGAATAGACGGTGAACTTGCGGGTTGTGAGGTTCAGGTCGTTAAGATCGTCTGCAGTTGCAGTGACCTTATGGAACTCGCCATCGTCCCCGAGCATATAGAGGTTCTTGATATATGCCCGGCCATCCATTTCAGGATGGCCGAATAGCATATGTCCACTCTTAAGGTTCTGTCCCATGTGGCACTCCCCCTAAGAGCTCACGCCTGTGATTTCATAAACCAGCTTTGTCTTTCCGTTTGATTTGCCATCCATGGGCACTGCCAAGTAGTCCGTGCACTGCTTAAACGTGCTGATGTACCCTGTGGCATGCTCGCGGTTGGTCTCGTTGAGCAGGATATCAGACGGCCCATAGTTCCCGCCTATCATAGTCTGCTCGCCTTTCACGAAGACCAGAGCAGAGGTCCCGAGGACATCGGATGCAGTGACGCCATTGACATCGATGTATTCGTTGCCGTTGCCGTCGGTGTAAGGCGTGAACGGGTAGGGGGTGATGTTCCAGGCAGTCTTGAGATAGTCCTTGAGCCTGGTGACTACCAGGTTGATCAGGTTCAGAGCAGCGAACTCATCCAGCACGCTCGATGGGTACAGCAGACCGAACTCGTATTGACCCGATTCTAGATCAAGTCCGGTGGTGCTCACGATCTTGGTTATGGCTGCAGCAATGTCCTTCTCAGCATTCCCGGCCCCAGCAGAACCCCACACGGAAGCTGCTCCACCGCCAATTACACCAGCGGCATGAGTGTTTGCGTCGGCTCTTTTGGCTTTGAGCTCTCGTATGAGCTTGTATACTCTGCAGGCTGTCAGGTAGTCCTGGACCATCCGGGCCCCATCAACAGACATCCTGTTGGCGGCCTGTGCAGTAGCAGCGGAATCCAGGATCTTGAAGCTCTGCTTGTCCCAGGAATTGGTGAGATCCTTGGAGCTGTAGATCATCTTCCATTTGGAAGTATCACCTGCACCATCCAGGGGCTGGTCGATCATACCGGGTGCCCAGGTCTGGCCGAAATGCTCGATCTTCTGAGAACTCAGGTTGTCCACCGGGAACGCTGCCAGCAGGCCCATAGGCTGCTTGTTGAGGTTAGTGTTGAAAACGCGTGCGGTCGTCTTAGCAAACCCTTTGACATACTTGCCCAGGGCCTCGACGTCCATAGCGCCAGTATCAAATGCCATTTAAGTACCTCCCACGGGGGTATCGAGAGCAACGTCAGCAAGCTCTCCGTCAGATTCAGTCAGATGATTGTCCGGGCCGTAATAGGTGCCAATGCATACCGCGCTGTTTGCGCTGCTGTTCTTAGCACAACCATCGGCCTCAGCAGTCTGGGAAGTGTAAATCCTGTCTCCTCTCCTCAGGGTGATGCCGGTTATCATGGCCACTTTGACCTTCTTGCCACAACCTGGCCGATAGAAGTTCATCACCTGGCCAGCGGTGAGCGTCTTAGCGTCGCCGTTGTCATCGATGCTCGATACGGCAGCGACACCAAGAACCACATCGGTTACTGAGGTGGTTTTGGTCATATTGTAGCTGCCATCGGCCTTGTAGAGGTATCCGGCCTTGATTGCTTCAGCTGCACATGGTAAGGCTTCCATGCCGTCCGGTCCCTGAACGTCGGTCATGCTCTTCTACCTCCGAGCTTGAGAGAAAGGTCTTCAAATGACGGTACACCAAGCGCCCGGTATTCGGCCTCTTCGCTGTTGGAATCGTGCTGCACGAAAGCGGCACCGACCGGAGAGATCTGGCGTCTGTCGCCCTTCACGTCCCAGTGTTTGGCGTGCTCCGGGTTAGCCAGGAAGGTGTTGATACCGTTCGTCTGGATCTCGGGCCAATGCTTATCAAACTCCATCTGGTAGGCCTGATCGAAGTTGGCTTTCAGAGAGTTCTTGGTCAGTTCGTCCTTCTCCGCCTTAACAGCAGCATCACGAGCCTGCTTGTCTGCCTTCAGTGCCTCAATCTCCTTGTTCTGGGAATCAATCTTGACCGAGAGGGCATTGATTGAATCAAGGATCTTGTTGTTCATCTCCATCACGAGTTTGCTATCTACAGAAATACCGGGGTTTTCGTCCTTCACATTCTCCACTGGCAACTTTGCTATCGAGTCGCCCTCGGGAGGTTTGGGATCTCCGGCAGTCTCTTTCTCATTCAACACCGGCTGCCCATTGGCAGCCATTTCAGGTTCAGTAGTCAGTTTTATCTCCTCCGTAATCTTTTTTGGACAGTTACAATCATCATGATTCGAGTCAACATTGAAGCCGCACACTCCGACCGGACAGGCCGGTGTAGTGGTCAATGCGAAGTGGTCACCGTAGAAGGGGGGCCTCACGATATGGTCATAGGCGATCCCGTCAGTCCACAACTGGGGTTCGGCCACGGGCTCCCGTTCGCTCCAGTATCCTATTGATCCGCCCAGCGCCTCGCCTTTCTCGATGGCCTCCATTTCAGCGGGCAGCAGACGATTATTGAAGAGCACCGCTTCGGCTTTGACCCGCCGGTGCTCGATGTCGGGTTCGACATTCCGTATCCTGCCGATCTTGGGAGTACTATGAGTAACATGATGAGACGGAAGCGGGTGCTCACGGACTATCGGCACGCCCTCGAACCAGAGCGCTCCTTCGAGGCCTTCAGGATCATAAAAGTCTTCAAACTGTTTCAGGCCGTTGTTCTGCACGCCCTCAGCCATGAGGATGCACGGCACTACCGTGATCTTCTCATCACGATATATGATCTTGCCGCCGAACTGGGCACTGTCGATATGGATTGGCAATTTTATCCCTCCGGATCATAAACAGCCCTACACCGGCAAGACGGGTGGGCATGAGCAGTCATTTCGCCGTTGCTGAATGGTTTGTTGATAGGGATCTTCTGATTCTCTGATTCCAGTGCCGAACAGATATCGCAGGTCCTCTCGTCTCCCATAGCCAGCCAGGAGCGGGTCTTAATCCCAGCTTCCAGGGCCTGGCGGAGGCCTGCATATTCATTCGAATAGTGGATCTCCGTCCGGTAGATGGTCTTCAGCCGGGCAGGACTTGCGAGCTGTGAGGCTTCGGCCTGCCGGGCGAAAGCTTTCTCGCCTTTCCCCCAGTTCTTCTCCAAGAGGTCCCGGATCTGGCCCAGGTCTGTCTCCGTGAGCTGTTCAATCAGATCACGGCCATGGGAGATGTAGTACTCCTGGCCTCGGAAAGGAATGTCTGCCCAGTTGATCCCCAGCTCTTTAGCAATTCGTTTGGCCCCGAGCTGGTAGGCCGCCAATCCACCGGATGCCCAGATGACCGACCAGAGTCGTTGGTTATTTTCCATCAACTTTCTTTTCAGATCTTGCCAAAACCCCTCGTCTTCCAGGAGTTCGTCGTAGGTCTTCATTTGGAGGTCCTTTTTGGGTTGTAAAAGCAATGCTTATAGGCTCGAAAACGTGTTTATAAAATTGTAGTTATTATACGATGATCGTCGATTCATTCAACAGTATCAAATTTTTGTCATAATCGATTGCATAAGTCATATTTCTGTCAACGAACACCACCCTGGCATGGATGATGATCGGCTGGGAGTCGGATGATGGGGTAGTCAATGATGGGGGCAAAGATACATCCTCGCCCGACAGGTAGCTCGCTATCGTCACCACTCCAGCGAGCACGGACGCTACGCTGGCCAGGACGGCCAGGGTTTTCTGGAAGCTGGTGGTCATCGTCTAGGCCAAAAAATGTAGAACAGCAAAAAAAGCATGAGCCAGACGCCTAGCAGCATGCCAATAGACATGATGATAGCGTCCGACTCTGCCATGCTCTATCCCTCGATGTCCTCAATAGTTACCACGTGGTTTTTTGTGACCACCATCTTATCGCCAGGAGATAGTGCAGTCGTCGGAAGGACGAGTTCTCCCAGCTTGTCATCTACCGCCCTGACATCGTACAAGGTCCTGCTGCCTGTATTGGTGATCTCAAAGGTATATACTACCTCTTTTCCAATATCGGCAGAACTCACGTCCGTCAGCTTGGTGATCAGGATCTCCGGTATGGCCTCGATCTCAAAGACGGCACTGGCATTGAGAGTAAGAGTCTGACCAGCTCCTTGCATTGTGGCTACCGCATAGTTGATCACCGGGCCGGGTAGCATATCCTCGGTCACCTTCATCTGGGCGGTTCCTTCAGCAAACTCTCCGGGCCCTACTTCGGAAGTGCTCATGGTGATGGGGCCGAGCAGGTCGTCCACCACTTTGATATCGGTGAGCCTTGCTGTGCCCGTATTGGACAGTCTGAAGGTATAGTTGGCCGTCTCGCCGGGCTTGTAGACCATGTTCTCCACGTCTTTCAGGAGAATGCCGGAGGCGGTCTCGTTGATCACGATCGCAGCATCCGCCTGGTTGCTGACGGTCACCCCAGCTGAATCTATGCCAGTAGCGGTGACGGTGTTCTTCAGCTCCGCAGAGCCAGCTATGCCAAACATTGCGAAAATCGCAAGCATTAGGAATATATATCTCATTTTTCGATCTCCTTAAGAAGATTTGGCTGCTCGTTCTTTCCGAGCAGCCGGTACCACTTTTTCAGGTTGGGTCTCGTTCACTGGTACCGTCTCAAGGGCGGATTCTATTGCAGGAGTGTTCAGGCTCCGCACGATCTTGCCGCCCTCGAGGGTGTAGTTGTATTTGCTGTCGTTCACGGGCAGGATATAGATCCCTTCAGGCATGTTGACATCCTGATCCAGTCCACTGCAGAATCCAAGCCAGTCTTCAGGCAGGATGGGGGCATTGCTGACATTGAGATGGGTGTTCAGCAGGTATTTGCCCACCGCATCCAGCTCTTCGATTGTGGCCGGCCTGCCTGCAGAGTTGTTATAGACCCTGCCCTGGATGGTTGCCAGGCCGTCTCTGGTGTCAAACCAGATCATAGAGTCGAAGCTCTGGCCGCCCGCCTCTGTGGCAGTCAGGGTGATCTCCGAAGCAAACGAGGCATCTCCGGAGATCTTGGTTGCCCTGTAGTCTACCTTATGGTCCGCTCCGGAGCCTTTCACGGCGTACTGGGTCTTGTAGCCGCCCTTTGCGGAAGTCACCACAAACTGGCTTTTGGCCGTCTCAACTGCGATATCCTGCCCCCATGTTCGGGAGTAATCGTACATGATTGAAGCGTTCTCGGCCATAGCAATGTCTGCGCTGTGCTCCGAATCGTGCCGGTAGTTCATCGTGCCCGTGCCTACCAACGAAGTGTCGAGGGTGTTGGCAGACCCACTGGTTCCAACCACATAGAGGATTGCGATGAATGCAAGCCCTGCCAGGATGCAAGAAGCATAAAAGTATTTTCGGATGTCTTCGGGCGTGAATAGTTTAGTCACTTAGCCGCCTCCGTCAGGGCAAGCACATTCAGGAGCCGCCATTAATGGCGTCCGTGCAAGAGTTCAACGCAGCTCTGGTCTTCTCCAGCTCCTCCCTGGTGAGGGCCAAATCGACCCTAGTCTTCTGGAGTTCGGCCACGAGCTTTATGTTCTCTTCCCGGGTCTTTTCCAGGTCAGCAGAGAGGGATGCGTTCGACCCCTGCAGGATGCCCATCTGATGGCCACATGACCGGAACTGATATGCCAGGAAGAGAGAAGCTGCCAGGAAGAACAGGAGGACAATGATCTCGATTATCATCCTACTTCACCTCTGCCGTATCTGATATGGCCATTTGAGTGGCCGGGACCAGCTTCTGGAGGTCGCCTATAAGCTCTTCAACGTCTGGATAGAGGTCTGCGATCTCCTGGGCAGTGGGGGCTTTCCCCTGTTCCAGTTTCGCTACTATTACGCGGGCTTCGGGTTCCATGCCCTGGATGTCAGATATTACTTCTGTTAGGATGGGCTGGATGGCTCCCTGAGCAGCCAGTAAAGCCTTTTGCTGATGGGTAGTGATATAACCCACGGCGACAAGCCCGGTGATCACGAAGCCCACCAGCTTATCAGCATCGGACATGCCCTGGCCGAATGCTATGGCCAAACCGAAAACGAGAATGAGGGACACGACGACTATCGGTCCTTTCATGGATTCTAGAGTATTATTTGTCATGAATACCACCACCTAATATGCGGTTCCTCTCGATGAGTTGCGCTCGATCTGCCATCATGGCCGCAAACGGGGCCTGCTCCCCGGCCTTAATCAGCCTCTTGTACTCAGAAAAGTACAGCCTTCGCAGATCCGCTTCCTGGGAGGGTAGAATAGGACGTCTATTTGGATTGGTCAACAAAATCACCATCCGGATTGAGATATCCGTAAAACTTTAGCTCCTCGATCGCAATCTCGCTTTTCTGTTTGAGAAGTTCCATGGCAGGCTCTTTGTCTTTGGCGGCGTCAACAGAAGGCAGTGCCGCATTTGTCACCAGCTGCATGCCCGGCGTGCTGTGGAAGACCCCTTTCTCCTCAACGAGCTGTGCCCGTTCGTCATCGGTGAGAGGTTCCCAGTCCATGATCTTGTAGAGCCTATCAAGAGTCAGAGCGCCACGTTCCCAGGCAGCTAGGGCCTGGTTGCGGGTTTGGACTTTGTCCTCGTACTCAAGCTTCTTCCAGACGAACTCGACCGACCAGTCCTTGAAACCGTTGGCCTCAAGGATCTTGGTCAGAAGTTCTTCGAAAGGTTCTGCCAGGTTAGCCCGCCAGCCGTCCACCACAAGCATGGCCAGGTCCCAGAGAGGCTGGGACGACTTCGAGATAGCCTGACCGTTCTGCTCGATCCAGTCTCGGGGGATGAGGTGGTTCAGGATCTCGGCCTTAAGTTTGTCATCTGGGATCCATATGTTCCCGTCCACGACCCCTGTCTTGGACTCGATGACCTCGTGATCCTCCCAGAGCATGAGGAACTTGTTTGCGCTGTAGTCTCGGAGGGCTTGGCCTCCTGCCTTCCATGCTCTCTCCCAGCGGTTGCCTGTTTTACCATCCGGGGCTACACTGATCAGCTGTCCGCTGCTGGGATTTCTCATCTCTTTGATCCGGAGGCCCATGGCAGGAGCTGCAGACCGCCGCATCTGGAGCATGACGTTCTTTCGAACATGTTCCCTCTGCAGAACAGTAGGAACTATACCTTCCAGGTAGCTCTTGCCGTCGACATACCGAGATCGCCGGTCCTTGATCATCAAAACCCGGCCGGTTGGGATCTGGATCTGTGTCCCGTTGGGTTGGGTCTGCCAGTACTCCATGCGACGTTCTTGAGTGTCGTAGCAGATGCCTTGCAGAAGACGGCCTTCGACATACCGATAGTTGCTGATGCCGTGTGGTGATGGTTGCTCAAAACTGGTCGCATCCAAGTAGTTAGCCCACTCAGGACCCTTCCATTCATCGACTTTGCCCCAGTCCCGGAAGTTGCCCTGGTCATCCACATCCAGGCCCAGCTCCACCAGGCCGGGGCCAAATGCGAGTTCATCAACCCAGACCTTGCCCATGAGAGCCTTGAGGTCAAGGACTTTGTCGAACCGCCAGAGCTGCTTGAGGATTTGTGGTGATATTTGGGCCGCTGCTTGGGGGTCCATGCCGTCTGGTGGGACCGGTATGAGCCCCCAGCCATTGAACATGAGGTTATAGATTTCCAGAAGGATGCTGTCCACCTGCCCCATCTCGGAGGTGGCCAGGAGCTGGGATACGTCTATTCTCGTATCTTCATAGCTCTCCTGGGCGGCATATTCCCGGCCCACGGGCGTGAGGATCTGGGAGTCGTGCCTGGGCTCCGCTTGGTGGATGAATGATGCTAATCGAGAGCGAAGAGAGTTGAACATTGCTGAAAATCCTCAATATGGGCCGGAGTAAACGCCTTCGTCTTCTATGCCCGGTTCGTCGAGCGGTGGTATCCATTCGGTGCAGGAGGTGTATGCGGGAGCGAACGTGAGCATCACGGCATCTGCTCTATCCGGGCTGTGCCCGAGTCGCTTCTTTGTCTCCTCTTTAGCCTCGATCTGGATCTGACCTTTCCCGGTGATCTTGTAAGTTGGTGCAGCCAGATCGCCTAGCAGGTCTTCATCGGGCGGCAATGATAAAGGATCTGGATTCTTGGGGTCTAACGATTCACGTAAAGCCCACCAGAGCTCTGCCCGGAGGTTGAGATATACCCGGTTGCCATCGTCGTCTTTCACGTCTGATGCTGATCCGACATTGACCGGGATTACTGGGGCATTGGCGGCTTTCAGAGGATCGACCACGCCGGCGCCCATGCCGATTACATCAACCTTGATGTGTCTCGCGTCAACCGCTCTGGCGGCCCGCAATACCTCACCGGTGACCTCTTGCGTATCCTTGCCGGACAATACCCGAAGGGGATAAACTTTCATGCCCTGTCTAGGAGCTATAACACTTAAGTCAGACCCGAATCTAGCGACATCAACGCCCAACTCATAAGATCCTTCGCCCACCGCATCCTCCCACCGAGACATTGATGCTTCAATCCAGGCCAATGGGATTACGTTTGCCTCGCCTTGTGTCGGGAAGTTGCCAGCTACACGAGACTGGTATGCAGGATGATTCTTGCCCCAACGGGTTATCTTGTCTGCCGCCCATGTGGGCGTGATGAGCCACGGGGCGGGCCAATTGTACGATCCATCTGGGTTTTTGGCCGCTTTCTCTTTCCAAGCCCCAGACTCCAGGTCATCCTCAGTAATCCCGAAAGTGGTGAAGTTGGGGGTATCCCAAGCAGCGATATGGAACCGGGACCATCCCGGCTCCCGATGAGAGCGGTAGAATGTGCCGCCGATCAGCGTTGGGTTTCCTAATAGCAATAATCTGCAATGACCTGACGTGACAACGCCCTCGATGGCCTCGAAAATGTCCTCTTTTACGCCCGCAGCCTCATCAACTATGACGAGCAGGTGCTTTGCGTGAAACCCCTGAAACCGGTCGGGTTGGTTGGTGGACAGGCCCAATGCAACCCATTCGTCTTGGACTATCTGTAGTTCAGGGCTTTTCTTAGCCAACTCTCCGCCAAGATGGATCTTGGATTTGCGAATGCTTGATCTAACTTCTTTCCAGATCAGCTTTTCGACCTGGCGAAAAGTTGGTGCTGTTGTAAGAACAATAGAATAAGGAAATGTGTAGAGGAACCAAAGGGTAACATTCCCAGCCAGGTAAGACTTGCCGACGCCATGACATGACCTGGCGGTTGTCCTTTCGTTGTCTCGGACGGATTCGACTATTTCCTTTTGAGCACCCCAGAATTTCACACCGAGTGCTCGATTGATCCACCACACCGGATCGACCGGGGCACGCGCCTTCAGCTCCTTGCGCTGCTCCTTTGTGAGAGGGATCAATCATTCATCAGCCTCGTCTTCGAGCATCAGGTCAACCCAGGACTGCATGGCCCCCGCCTTCTTGGTGCCGCTGTCCTCGCCTAATAGCTCCTGTTTGGTCTTCATGGCCTGCCTGATCTCTGCTGCACACCCCGCGTAGAGAGAGACGTAAGCCATGGGGAGCTTGGGCAGATCCGCGTAGTTCTCGGCTTCTTCCATGCCTGCAAGCCGATTGGTAATAATCTTCTCCAGCTTTTGGTGGAGGGTATGCTTCCCGGCCACTAGCTGATCCAATACCTCGATCTCTGACAGTCGGGCCTCGGCATCCACCTGCATGTTTGCCTTGCTTTCGGCATACTGCTCTGAGGCCACGTCTGCAACATTATAATGCTCATCAAAATGATTGTCAAGGGCTCGGTAGCTAATCTTTACGCCCATCTCCTTCAGTCTTGCGGAGATTATGCGAGAGCTATCGCCGTCCTTGGTGTGCCACTGCTCAATCTGAGTTCTCAGTGGCGAATTGCAGGCTTTGCAGCGAGATGAGTATCCGGCGAGCATGGTGGGAAGGTTGCGAAGGCTATTGCGTAGCTTGTGAAGGTTGCGAAGGTTCCAAGAACGTTGCGCCCTCTTGCATGGCCGTCTTGGTCCCGGACCAAGAGCAGTCTTCTGCAATGATGGTGCTCTGGACCGGCGCCAGGTCAGTCATAGCGAAGCATCCTCCTGGTGCTGTCAGGCTGCAATTGCGGGCCTCAACATAAGACCGGCCTATTGCATGGATGCCAAACCATCCTTCCAGAGTGCAAGATTCGAACCTAACCTGGGAACCCTCGATGATGTACGTAGCCCCGCCGGTCGAATCCTCTCTGGTCTTGCTGCTCACCAGAACAGAGTTCTCCACCAGACCAGTCCCGTCCCGGATCATCAGGCCGTAAGAGCCGGTGGTATCGGTGCAGTCCATCTCGATGTCGCTCAGGGTGAAGTCGTTGACCTGCCAAACGGTCACCTGGCTATCAGTGGAACAGAAATCGATGCTAACGTTGTCGGGGCTTCTGGTCTTCCAATCGTCGTTTCCATAGAGGACAAAGCCTTCTCTGCACCGCCAGGCCTCGCAGTCTATAACAGTGCTGTTGTGGCAGGTATCCAGGATGATGCCCTCCGCACCGCAGTTCTGGGCTACCACCTGGGAGACTATCTCGTTGGTGCCGCTATTCCCGGCCCCGTTGTTCCCCAGGTAAAGGCCAGATCCCCAAGAGTTCTTCAGGCCTAGCCAGTAGTATTTCCCATTGGTCCGCTCGGACCCCACCAGGATCAGGCCCTCCCCGTCGTGAGGTTGGCCGTCTGTCTGCTCTGCCCGGTTGCCATCCAGGGTGAGGTCTTGGACTGTGAAATCCTCGTACCCAGGATCATAGCCTCTGGTGCCCCTGATGAGCATCATGGCAACGTGCCTTGTGGGGCTACGTTGGCCGGGAAGCAGATGGATAACGGTCTCGTCCATCCCATCGCCGCTCATGACCATGTCCTTGTCTAGGATCTGGATGGCACTGTAGAAGATGTTAGAGCCGTCCGGGTTGAGTGCGAATGAATAAGGAGCTGATAAGTTGTAGTGGCCCGCACCTATGTGCAGGCTACCGCCGTCTGGAGTCGCATTTATGGCCGCCTTGAACAGGTCTGCTGCATCCGATGAAATGGGCAATGCTGCTATGGGTTCTCCGGCGGCTTCTGTGATAATGAAATTGTCCTTCTGGTAGATACGGACATCGTATGAGCCATCTGGCACCTGCACCGGGTTGGCTTCTGGCTCGGGGTCGATCTCAGCTTCGGGTTCCAGCTCGATCTCCGCAGGCGATACGCCGATCTCGGGCTCAAATTCGGGAAACGTGATGTTGAGATGAGAGATGTTGACCGTCTGTAGATCTGGCATCACGATCTGGGGTGCCTGGATGTCCGAGAAGCTGAATGGAGTGCGATAGACGCCCCCAGCGCTGCCGATGAGCACGGCTAAGAAGATGAATCCAAAGATAAGTTTCACGAAAATCCCCGGTGAAAAACTAGAGTGACGATTGTCGCAGAGCTTCCGCGACGCGATTTTTGATGAAAGTATCCAACTCGCTGAGCTGCTGAGAGGTCATCTCAGGCACAGACACGCCAAATCTTACATTGACGCCCCGATTCTCCAACGCATCGGCAATTTTTTCATCAACCCGCGCATCTACATAGGCCTTGATCTGGCCCATCAACATGGCATTTATCCGGCTATCTAACCCCACGGAAACATCCCCACCACATATTGAAATGCGAGCACCGAGCAGATTATCGCAGGCAATCGTACGTACCCGCTCTCGCCCTCCAGCCATAGATACAGGCCGAGGTAGAACACGATCATGGCAATAAAATTATACAACAATAACATTCGATCCCTCCCTATCTAGGAACCAGGAATCCCCGTTTCGGCGATGCCGCTCTGAGCGCTTTCTCTACGCGGATGGCTTCCTCGACGAAATCCAGATCGTAGTTGCTCCACTCTTGGATGCATTTCCAATCAATATCGCAGCGCCTCGGCATGATAAGTTCCTCTCAGAGCAATAACAAGGAGCCCTCTTTGGCCGTTGAAGGCCCGAGGGCTAGCGTAGTCCTTTTTCCGCCAGGCCAATGAGGCGGTGCATGGGATGATTAGGATATTACGGGCGAAGCCATCCACCCAGGATCAACAGCAGCCGGTCGAACTCCGCAGTGCTGCCTTCGAAGT